TGTTCTGCCTACATCTGCACCAACACCACTACCAATTGGAGTTTGCACTGCGTTATCGAAACGTAGTGTCATCGCAACTGTAACAGGTTCTGAACTACCGTAGTTCAAATCTCCGTAGTTTACGTTAGCAAGGTAACAACCATATACTTCCCAAGTCTCTAATACATTTGGCTCATGTGCGCCATTACCACCGTCTAAAATCTCCACACGTGTAGTAAATTTGTAATCAGCACCTGAAGCAGCACTTGCTTGTTCCATGAAGTCTAATTGCTTCTGTAATTGCTCACCTGCTAATTTAGAAACCATGCCACTAGCATCGTCACGTAGATTAACATTGATGTCTTCCCAAGTATGCTTACCTGCTAAACGAACTCTTGAGTTATAAATCTCAATATCAATTGGGTCGAAACTTACCGATGGTCTAGTAAAGTCAATTACTTGTTTTGTTAATTCTGTTCTTGGTGTAGATACGCCGAAGTTTTCAAAAACTACTCTGAATCTATACTTTAACTTAGGCATTAATAAGCCTTGACTTGAACCTGATTGGTCTGTCGCTAATGGTGTTGTCATTCTAGTCAATGATGATACTGACATATTTTACTCCTTAATTGTGTTTAATCTTATTTATGCTAATTCAAAATCATTAAAAATCCCCAATTACATCGATTCGAAAATAAACAAAAAAATGTTAACCTAAATGGCTGTTTAGGTGGTTTCAATACCAACCACGGGCACACATAATATATAATTTATGTTTTAACATATTCTATACAATCGTGAGACAATCAAAATTAAGTTCACTCAATGAGTCATTAATAAATATATCAAGTGGATTCTTCGTATCACTAATAATATGGATTTATGTCGTTGCTCCATTATGGAACATCGAAATGACAATGTTAGATAACTTAGGTATTACAGGTATTTTCACAGTTAGTGCGGTGATACGTTCTTATATGTGGCGAAGAATCTTCAACCACCACTTACATAAAAATAAATGATTGATTTACACAAAGGCGACTGCCTAGAGATAATGGATAAACTTATTGCCGATGGCGTTAAGGTTGATTTGGTGGTTACAAGCCCACCATACGATGATTTACGTAGTTACGATTCATCAATAAATTTTGAAGATATTGTCAAAAAACTTTATTTAATACTCAATGATGGTGGGGTTGTTGTTTGGAATTGCAATGACAAGACTAAAAATGGTTCAGAAAGTTTAACATCGTTCAAAACAGCAATATTATTTGTCGAAAATGGATTTAGATTAAATGACACTATGATTTGGGAGAAAACAAACCCAATGCCTCAAGTCAAACAACCAAGATATAACCAAGTTTTCGAATACATGTTTGTTTTCTCCAAAGGAAAGCCAAAAACATTTAACCCCATTATGGTTGAATGCAAGACTGCAAATACACAATACAAATCTACATGCAAACAAATATCCAAAGACAATGTGAGAATTAAAAAAGAACTTACTATCAAACCACAGAAGGTCGATAGCAATATATGGCAAATGGCAGTTGCACAAAATAAAACTGAACATACTGCTGTATTCCCATTGGAGTTACCAACACGACATATAAAGTCATGGTCAAACATAAATGATTTGGTACTAGACCCTTTTATGGGGAGTGGAACAACAGGCATTGCATGTAACAACTTAAATAGAAATTTCATCGGCATTGAAGTAGACGAAACATATTTTGATATAGCAAAGAATAGAGTTATAACAACATTAAAAGAATGGTTTGATTAAGGAGAAACATGGCATTAAATGAAAGCAAAGATATAAATGTACTAAGAAAATTTGACATCGACCTATCTTGGGGTCAGAATTGGGAAAAATACATTGACAACATATTTTCAGGGGTATCAACGTCAGAGGTTAAATCAGAACGTGACCAATGGCACAGGACTGGGAACATAGCAATCGAACTTGCATGTTATGGTAGACCATCTGGATTGGCAACTACCGAATCAGATATATGGGTACATAATCTAATTAAAGATAATGAACACATTTGCACACTGATGTTCAAAACACAAACACTGAGAAACTTTATTGAAAAGATGAACCCACGTACAATCTACGGTGGTGACAATAACGCATCTTTATTGTGCTTAGTACCAATCAAGGCATTAATTAACGAAGTAATGCTGTAGATGGTTGGATTAGACGAATTCTTTACGTTATCATCTTCTGATGAGGATAAAAAGTCCAATGACTTTTTGCTGTTCAAAGAACGAGGTATAAAGGCGAAGGATGTATTTAGAATAAGTGAGATTCCGAAAAACACGGCATACAACTTCGTATCCCAATATCATTACTTGGGTAAAGCAAAATTCTTTGCAATATTCTCATACGGTTTATTCTACGAACATGATTTAATCGGAGTTGCTACCTTTTCAAATCCACAGGGGAACGTGGCATTAAAAGGATGGTTTGGGTTAGAGAACACTGACCAAAGCGTGCTTGAATTAAGTCGTCTTTGTTTGTTGCCTGAATTAAATGGAACAAATGCAACATCGTACTTACTAGGTAATAGTATGAAGATGTTGAAAAAAGACCACAAAATACGTGCTGTAATCACACTCGCAGATGATAGTCGGCATGTTGGTTCTATCTACCAAGTATGTAATTTTAAATATTATGGTTTATCTAATCCAAAATCAGATTTCTTTAGGGCATCTGATGGCAAGGTAAATCCTCGTGGTGAAACTAAAAACACAGAAGGTTTGTGGATTACGAGAACACGTAAGCACCGTTATTGCTATACATTAGACAAGGGATTGAAATGTCTGTTATCTGAAGTTGATACGAAACCATCACTCGACAAAACATCAACTTATTCATGCTGTGGAGGCGAAGGTACTATGCATGATAATAGATTCAATAAGACTTACACATGTCCAAAATGCTCAGGTGGTATGAAAGAAATATACAATGGAAATGAAGTGGAACAAGTAACTGATTCACCATTAGGAGATTGGTTTGGTTGATTTACACAATGGCAATTGCTTAGATGTTCTAAAAACATTATCAGATGATTCTGTCAATACATGGATAACATCGCCACCGTATGCAAAACAACGGGATTATGGTGGTGCTGAGTCAGAAGATTACTTATCGTGGATTTCACCGATGTTAGTTGAAATAAAACGAACCATGACATTGGATGGAAGTTTCTTTTTCAACATAAAGGAACATTGCCATAAGGGTCAACGAGATTTATACGTGTATAAACTTATAATCCACATGGTCGAATACTTGGGATTCAGGTTCGTTGATGAATTCATTTGGAACAAAACAAACCCATTTCCAACAGGAAGTAAAAAGCGCCTAAAGGATGGGTGGGAAAGAATATACCATTTCACAAAAACAAATGATTATAAGTTCTTCCCAAATGAATGTTTGATACAGTCCACCTCAAAAAACCTAGAACAAGAAAAGAAACGTAACAACATCGGTAGAAACCTTTCGACTAATGGAAGTGGCATGAATATGAGTAAACGTATATCAACTGATATGGTTAGACCAAGTAACGTCATCACAGGCAGTTCATCGAATTTGAATATCGAACATCCTGCTGTGTACCCAAGTTATCTACCCGAATTCTTTATTAAATTAACTACTGAAGCAGGAGATACCGTTGGAGACATGTTCATGGGTTCAGGAACTACTGGTATTATTGCTAAAAAAATGAACCGAGATTTCGTGGGCATCGAATTGGATAAGAGTTATTTCAACCTAGCAAAAAAACGAATCGAAGCGCCAACGATTGGAGATTGGTTTGAGTAAATTCACTGTTTCTCAAATTAATAAAAATAAAGCAGGGTTGTTCACGCAACAACTGCATTATAGCCCTGTGTTCCCAAAACTAACCAAACATTACCTAGGAATACATTTAGATGATGAACTAGTTGGCGTGTTGACATTAGGGTGGGGAACTCAACCAAAAGGAACAATCAAAAAACTATTCCCATCGTTAGATACTATTGATTACCTAGAGATTGGAAAAATGTGTATGACCGAAGAAATGCCAAGAAACTCTGAAACACAAATGCTAAAGGCAGTTGTTAAATGGATTAAAACCAATCGACCGGATGTGACTCTACTATATACAATGGCAGATGGTATTATGGGAAAGCCTGGATATGTGTACCAAGCATTTAACTTTTGGTACGGTGGTAGTTATTGGACAGACTCATTTATGACAGAGGCGGGAGAGAAAGTACACCCTAGGTCAATGAGGGGTGTTCTCGCTGAGAATGCTGAATGGTTACGCGAAACAACTGATTGGAATAAAGAAAGATTGTTTTGGCCAACTATTGGCTACCTTAATAAAATAAACATGCGAAGAATCAAAGGGTTAATGTTTAGATATATGTATCCGTTAAACAAACGTGGGAAACAGTTGCTTAAGAAAAATGCAGATTGGCAACTAAATTCAGGTTATCCAAAGGTAACGGATTTAAAGTGGAAGGAGCAAACTATCAACGGTTACGTGGAGGTTGAACAACCTGAATTTAATTATGACAATGCAGTTATTAATAAAAAGAATATAGAACAATTCAAACAGTACGAAAATATGGAAAAATGGTTTAACTAACGTTCCACATATTATTAAAGAATCAGGACTTATAGTTTACATACAAATGTATACAATTCGGTAATTGATGGAAGTTCACTTTCCTCAATATTTGTCTTTTCTCCAAACCTAGTAAAAGTTTCTACGATTTCTCCTAAGTCATTAACGTGTTGTTGTTGATTTTTTGAATTTAACGACTTTTCTTCTTGCCACATTACATAATATTTATATCGAGATATATTTGCAAGTATGGGTATCTTGTATTTTCCATTAAATCCAAAGTACAACGTATTAGTTATTATTTCAAACTTGTTGTTCCATTCTGTGTGGTATTCACAATCATATAAAAAAGTTAACGGAATACTATAATCATCTAACATTATACTTTTAAGTTCGATTGCTTTATCTGCTACAATCTCATTGTTTTCATTAACCGTGGTATCACTTGGTTGTTTATTGTAATGTTCTATAACTAAATTGGAATCACAATCAATCACATATTTGAAAGTTTTTTTAGTTGTCAATGCACCATTATATACAACTTCATTGCCGTATCGAATGCAAACAAACGGGTAAGGTTCATTTACGTTATGATTTATGTATGGTTGTAAGGTTAATCTTAGTGTCGATTTCATTAATAGTATTTCGGTTATTACTCATTGATATATCATTATTTATTAATGTTCCTGTCTCTGAGTCAAAATCAAAATCTAGATTTTCCAGAATAGTGGTTGGAGCATTTGTGGTGTTTTTTAACTTCTTTATTTCTAAACATGCGGAAAAGAGTTGTTTTCTATAGTTTTTCTCCTCAAAAACTACATAACCCAACTCGTTGATATGTTTTTGTAAAAATATACGTCGTTTAAGACGTTCTTTATAAGTTAGTGTTGGATTATCCAAACAAATCCAATCATTGATATGGTTATTAAGTTTAACGATTCTATTATTATCCTTGTTATCATCCAATGGCGTACCGGGTAACAAATTCAAAGTTAATCCTAAATTAACATGCTCGATTGTTCCATTATGTGCGTACTTCTGATATTTGGTAAACATATCAACTGTTTCTTGAAAATCCTCCTCAGTTTCGGTAGGATACCCAACAATCATTAACATCCTGCATGACACTCCCACTCTGGATATTTGCTTCATTGTAAATTCCAAGTCATCTTCATTAAATAATTTTTTCATGTGGTCGCGAACATTTTGACTACCACTTTCTATTCCCATTAATAATGTTCCAGCCCCAGCAGAAGCCATCAAATCGTATATTTCTGCTGGCATTGCGCGCTCATTCCTAACTATAAAATGTGCATCCCATGTAAATTTTTCGTTCTCTGGTAGATTATTACGTATCGTGGTTAGTTCTTTGCACATATCAGTAAACGCTTTCATTGAACCATTGATGAGACTATCAGTGAAACGAAATGCATTTACACCATATGTTTGGATATAATGTTTAATTTCTTTGGCAATGCTATGTCCACTTCTAAATCTATACTTGGGCCACTGTTTAGCAATATCACAGAAACTACAGTGCGCAACACAACCACGAGAACCAGTTATGGGAACTGCTAATAAACCTTTAATATTTGTATAATTAACCAAATCATAGTCTGAGTAATCGGGATATGGCAATGAATCAATATCATCTATTTGTTCAGTTGGCAACCCATTTAAACCAGAAAATTCTGTCTTACCTTGTAATAACGCCACAACCGACAGTTCTCCTTCTCCCCTAATATAAGCATCTATAATACCTTGTTCTTTTAACATTTCGGGAAATTTAAAATCAGTTGCGATTCCACCGCCCCCGATTACTATACTAATATGTGGTGCCAATTCTTTAACTTTTATTGAAATCAATCGTGTTGCTCTATGGCTATTGTAACTAAACACACTAATTCCAAGCCATTTTGGAGAATAAGATATTATTTCATTTGCACAATCAATAATATACTTTTCAACTTCTTTGAATATTCCCTCATTATAAAAATCGTAGTACATAAAGAAATTTTCAACACTTGCTAAAATATTCGGTTCATTTTCGTAAATGCCATCTAATCTCGAATTAAAATCAATAACTTTGGTCATGAACCCAGCGTCAATAAGTGACCCACTAAGTGCAGATGGGCCTGCGGGTGTGTAGCCATAATCATCTTGTATTCTAGGCGGTATAATTAAAACAATATCCATTTATATAATTATATACTATTGACAACAGTCTAAAAATAAAAAGCACCCCGAAAGGTGCTTTTTATTTTTTTAACTTTTTAAGTCTTATGAACCATTACTAATTTCACCTGTGTTCTTGATACGAACAGGAATGAAAATAAATTCAACTGCTTTAACAGGCTCGATGGCTATATCGACATATAACTCACTTCTGTCTATTCTTGACGGTGTATTATTACTGCCATCACACACTACCAAGTAATCATATAAACCACGCTTAGCAATAAGGTCGTTCATAATCTTCTCAATAGAACCTTTAAGTTCGTCACGAGTTAACTTATCATTTGGCTCAAACAAGAATTGCTTAGCAAGAGAATCAACTTGACTTCTGATATAAGAAACCAAACGCGATACATTAATTCTATCAAGTGCTGTACCAGACTTAGTTGTTTTGTTTCCGTAGTTAACAAGTCCTGTTCCAGGAATAAATGTCAGTGGATTAACGTTGTTTTCATACAATGTATCTCTTGAACCTTGTCTAACTGCTGTTTGTTTAAATTCGCCTTCCGAATCTATGTAGCCCAATGCACTAATGTTATCAACATTACCACGTCTAGTACCAGCAGGTGCTAACCAAGGGTAAGATTGGTCGTCACTTCTAATAATAGTTCTAAGCATTGCATGACTTGGCGGAACAACAATCGCTGTGCCTGTTAAATCAGTTGTTTTACCACTTGGATAAAACACACCTAAGTAGTTGTCATTAACATTTAGTCCATCATTAGTTGCTAAACCCGTACCGCTATTATTAGTTGCCCAATTAATAAGGTCTGTTCCAGATTCTTTAAGTCTTAATGGTGAATCACCAACGATAAACGCTGTATTATTACGTTCGTTGTTTAGTGCTACCATGTTTGCCATTAACTCAGGGTAACCAGGAGTTGCCATTAAGTTAAACACACGTTGCTCTTCACGGATATCAGTATTAGTATCGATTGCTGCTTTCATTGCTTTAACAACAATAGAACGCTGTGCTAATCTACCCATGTTTGCTTCGCCGTTGTCTTTAAGACCAGAGGCATTAACCCAAGCATTCTTTTCAGTTGGTAACGAACCAGTAAATGCTAACGCATTAAAGTAATTTAATTTAAATTCTTTAACTGTGTAACCACTACGACGTGTGTTCCAAAGGATTGTTCCTGTTGGATACAAACTTGAACTTGGAGCATCTAAGTCTAAGTAATCACTAGTAAGCATAGACTTAATAGTCGGAATAGCGTCACTAATTACATCAGTTGTGCCATTAGTTGACCAACGTGCATCTGCAAATAGTACACCATTCTCAGTTGATTGGTCTGCTGTGTCTAATTTAACCCATTGTGCTACAGTTGCAACTGTTTGCCATCTGTGAATTATTGGGAAGTTTTCTAAATCACTTGTATCAATCCAAATATCACCGTGTACTAATGCACTTTCATCACTTTGTTGTGTTGGTGCTGTTACAGATACAATTGGACCATTTGGGCTAGTTGCAGTTAAATCAAAACCACGTACATCATTTGCAACGTTTTGGTAACCCTTCCAACCAGCACCATCGTGAATCATTAAATCATATTCATCAACTGCACTGTAGTACCACTTAGTACCTTCAGTTGGGTCTAATCCAGGAGCAACACTATTAGCACTGAATCCTGTTTTAGTTGCAAGAACTTCCCAATTACTAAGAACTAAGTTAGTATCGTTACCTGCACGAACATTACTTAATGTTGCTGTAATTCCCGCATCTGTAATTGGTGTACCACTTGTATCTTTAACTTCAATTACTCCGCCTTGCGTATGTGTAATTTTAATAGCGCCAGTAGTAAGTACAGCCGCTGTTACATTGGCAGGAGCCACTGCTGTTAAATCAGACACAAATGTCGTTGCTGTAGTACCTGTCATTGTTACTGTAACAGGAGTCGTCATGTTATTTGAGCCTTTGTCGCTTGAACTAATCGTAAATGTTTCACCAATAACAAATGCTGGTGTGGTTAATGAACCTGTAATTTCAGTAGCGCCTGTTCCACTACGTACCATTACTTTACTAGTTGCTGTATCGTTATCGCTTACATCATAAGTTGTGTATGTTGCACCTGTTGCGATTGTACTACCGCCTGCAGTTGCATCTAACGCTTTGTTAGCAGTTGCATCATCTTCGTACATTGCGGATGCTTGTGATACCCATGATGCAGTTGTTGTGCTGTACTGTTTGACTACAATATTAGCACCTAAATTTACACTAGTTGTTTTAATCCAAACAGAACCTGTTGGGCGTCCAACAGTAGCACTTGTGAAGTCTGTTGCTCTCCAAGATGGATTTTGTATATGTGAACTAGTTCTCAATGACAAAGTTGGATGTGTTCCGCCCACACTAGCACCAGTATTATCAGTAATAACCATAACACTGTCTTTAACGGTTCCTGTTCCTGCGCCAATGCCACTAGCAATAAATGTTTCTCCCACTACACTACTGTTAGCACCAACTAACGTAAAGTCAGTAGTTCCTGCCGTGGCAATCGTGTACTCTCTGCCAATAATAAACGAACCCGCTGTTACTGAGGTTGTCGAAGCATCACGACTAGCGTAAATCTCTAACTTAGAACTAACAACTGCTGCTGTAATACCTGTAATTGCCGCACCGTTAATTGCTGTAACAACATCAGATAACGCTGTGCCTGCAGTAGTACAAGTTGTTCCATTAATAATAATAGTTGCTCCATTAACAATAGTTAATGTACTTTCTACTGCACTTGTCACACAAGCATGGCTATCGTACCAATCTAAATCCGCTGTGTTGGATGTATTACTATTGTCACCAACTAATACCCAAACGTTGTTACGGTTCTTGTAATACACAGGAGAGTTTGCATTGATTGCAACTACTGCATATCCACCGATAGCACCGACACTTGTAAGTGGAGCACCACCTGCAACACCACCGACTAAATCTGCGGTAGATGTAATTACTGTTGGTACTTTATTTGTAAACGCTTCTGTAGTTGAGTTCCATTCAAAGATACCCCATTGTGTGCTTGCTGTGTCTAACCAATATGTACCGTTTGTAGGATTTCCTGCAGGACGTACTGTAGTTGGTGTCAATTGTGCCAAATCAATATCAGCACGCTGAACATATGCTCTATTACTTGCACCTAGCACAGAGTAAGCAGTTTGAAGACCGTACTCATTCAATTCATAACCATGAATAGGTGTTCCGCCCGATGTTTTGTAAAAGAACGGATTGCCAAACGTACTTAATAACTCACGTTGACTTGAAATCAAGTACGTGTTTCCGATTGCTGATGCTAAAGTTCCTGATGCAGAACCTGTGCCTGCTCCATTAATCTTATTCTCAGCGGTTGCTATTAAAATATACGGTACTGTTGCGGTAGATGCCGCAGGGTATGCGCTCTCATCTACGATTGTTACTTCTACACCTGGTGAAACTAATGCCATTGGGTTACTCCCTAATCTATAAATTATTATTAAAACTATTTATTTGATTTTGTGATATTAGAGTGTTTGTAAGTACCTTTTAAACCTTTGTAATCTTTTATTATGCTAATTAATTAACATAATAAATAAAATTATCATTACAAAGGTATCTTTGATATGGCTAGAAAATCAGAAGGACAGAAAGAACGAACAATTTGTAGTTGTGGTAAAAGACCTATCGCAATCAATTATAAAAAGGATGGCATTACTCATTATCGTTCTATATGTAGTACTTGCTCAAAGAAAAAATCGTCTTCTAAGAATAAAAACTTTAAAGGTTATATGAAGAAGACGACCTGTGAGAAATGTGGGTTCATCGCGCCTTACCCAGAGCAGTTAGATGTATATGTTATTAATAATAATCCAATGATGGTTATGAACTTGAAAACTGTGTGTTTAAATTGCTCACTTGAATTGCAACATACGCAAAAATGGCCACAAGGAGACCTGATTGCCGATTATTAACCTATCTTTGTTATACCCAATCGTTTGACTGTATCCTGTAGGATATCAATCTGATTTATACAATCTTCCAATGCGTGGTGACTGTTTCTTAATTTCTTTCCTGGATTCATCTTTATTATAGTCCTACAATCTAATATATCCCAAAATGCCCACGGATGTGAATAGCCATAATCCTTATAAGCATTTTCCAAAATAGGAATATCAAATCCAACACCCTGTGACCATACCTTACTTGATTTTCGAACAAGTTTAGATACTTCGCCCAATGCGATGTTTAATGGGATGCGATTATCTTCACCAAATGCTTCTTCCTGTGAGTCTTTGTGTTGTTTCATCCACCACTTCAGAGTTTGTTCACTCTCATGTCGTGTTGGTTGTGATTCTAAATCTATTCTTGCATAGAACGAGTGCTGTGTATAAACATTACTTGAGAATGGGTCGAACCCAATTGCACCAATATTAAGAATAATGGCGTTCTGTTCAGTGCTGAGTGTTTCTAAATCTATCATCAAATGCATGTTATATCGTCCTTAATTTGGTTAAACCACTGCAACATACCATCATCGGTGAGATGAAACATATCATCGTGCATTACATTGTTCTCTATTCCCCAATTATACGGAAATGTGGTTAAGTAATTAGCCCAATTATACTGTCGATACATATTGGAATCATGATTAAACATTCCTTCGTTTATGATATTGGGGTTTAAATCTATAGAGTAGTTAATATGTGGGTTATAAATAAATCCAAATGTGTATTTGATATTTCGTTGTTTTAAAAAACTTGCTGTCGTCTCAATATTAAATATGGTCATATCGGTAAAGTACCTTGTGTCATATTCCTTGTGTTGAATCGAGTTGTATTGATGGAGTATACTTTTTTTGCTCTCAAGGGTGTGCGACCCGTACGTACCTCCGATATGTATCCAATTGCTATTTCCCAATGTTGTATTTAATTGTAGCGATGGGTTTATACTCTTGGAAACATTCACGCCGTACCTATTACTAATGCGATTCATTCCACTCCACAATACAAAAACATTTGTAATATTATTATTTCGCATGCATGTTTCGATAACAGAATGCGAAATATACTCATTGCCTGCACCTGCACGTGCCATATTAATATAATCATGACCAAATATATTTAAAAATGAGTTGGCATTGGGAGTGATGTTAAAAACAGTTTCGCATTCATCTTTAATCCACGTAGGTAACTGCGTGAATTCAAATGCCGATTGGATATTAGGCCAACTTACATCCTTTACCATGTCGTACTCACTTACAACACCATCGTCTAAGAAACTATCGCCTGATACTAATACAGTCATTTAATTTGAAACATCATTTATATGATATGTTATTTGAATATAACCGAACTAATGTTTTTTGTTTAACTTTCTAATTAACTTAGAGATTGGATTTACCCTTTTGGTCTTTTTAGTCTTGCGTGC